ACGGGGAAAGCTTTGGCGGTGTAGGCCCGGATGCTGGAGGTCAACAAGGTGGTTTTGGGGGAGTGGGCGACGGTTCTATAAGTGGTGAATCTTATGGCGGCGGCAGTTGGGGCGTCGGCGACACAAGCAGCTCTAGTAGTGATAGCTCTAGCAGTAGCAGTGACAGTTCTAGCAGCAGCAGTGACAGTTCTGGTAGTAGCAGTGATAGCGGTGGTCAAGGAGATGGCAACGGCGGGCAGGGCGAACGGCGTGGTGGCTTCATTCGCCCTCATCGCGCATCCGGCGGGTTAAATGATACGCCCGAACTTCGCGCACGGCTGCACGAACTTGGGTCTAAAGCGTATGACTATGGTCACGGCAGCTTTTCTCCACAAGAGGCTAGTGAATACAACAATTTGACCAATTATTACAATTTCCCCCGCCATGTTGGTTCCGAACACATGACGCGGGAAGACGAAGATTCCGCCATGCTTGAGCATTTGCAGCGTAATGTTGGCCGTGGCCGAACCGAAGAAAGCTATGCTACGGGCGGAAAAGTTAAAAGCTTTGCGCGGTTTAAAAACCACATTCGCCCAAATGAAGCTGCTGTACAGAAAGCATTAAAGGTTGCAAGCAAGCACGCAAAGGGTAAAAACAAGACTATTACAAAGAAATCTAGTGTGGTAAAGTAAAGTATAACTTGATGCCGCCCAAGATTAGCGCGGCACCGGGGACGCCCGGATAGACCTAGCTAGGAGTCGTTATGTACGAAATGGCAAAAAAGGCCCGTGAGGCCATGAAATCCAAGGCTAAAGCCCTTGCTGCGCCCGGAAAGGGCCAGATGGTTTCTTCTGCCGATTGGTCCCCGCCTGAAATGCTTGATGCGGATGTAAAGACGGGCCTGCGTCCCATCAGCCGCCGGGCTTTCAAAAAAGGCGGTAAAGTCATTGGTGAGTCTGCCAAGGCCGACATGGGCAAGATGCCCCGCAAGTCTGGCGGTAAGGCTGAAGCCACTGAATATGCCAATGCCAAGGTCAACCGCAACGTCAAGGAAGCCAACGAAGAGCGTGAGGGCATCAAGCACATTGGCGGCATGAAGCGCGGCGGCCCTGCTAGGAAGGCTCATGGCGGCCCTATGGCTGGCGCTGCTAAGATGATGCAGAACGCCCAGCAAACTTCTGGCGTCCCCGGCGATGTTATGAAGTTTGATAGCATTAAAAAGGGTGTGCTTTCTCCCCTTAAAGCAGTCGGCTTGAAAAAAGGCGGCACTGCTGAGAAGCATGAAGATGTTGCTGAAGACAAGAAGCTTATCAAGAAGATGGTCAAGCCTGCTGCCCGCACCGGCAAAAAGGAAGGTGGATTTCTTCGCACCCTTGGCGACCGCGTTGCTGGCGATTTGGCCTCTGACACGGCCATGAAGATCAAGGACAAGCTTCTTGGCGGCTTGAGCGGTGATAACTACAAAAAGGGTGGCCGCGCCGCTCGCACCGGCAAAGATTTGGGTGGGCCAGCCAAAGGTTATGCTGGAACACGCCAAAAAGAAGGGGAAGATTATGCGCCGCTTCATAGAATGATTTCGGATGTCGGTAGTGGTTCTTATCGTCCGGGGGAGAATCGCGGGCAGGGTCCAACACAAGAAGCTGGCGACCGCATGGATTATGACCGCCGTGTTGGTCTTAAAAACGAACCGGAAAGTTATCTGAAACGCCGCACGGCCCGCAAGTCTGGTGGCGGCGTGTTTACTGGCCCCGGCTATCCCGGCAAGGTTCCCGGCGTTGTTCCCGGCGGTCGCGATGCCCATGCGCGTGGCGGTAAGGCTGGTAAGGGCAAGACCAACATCAACATCATTATCGGTGCTGCAAAGCCCGCAGATGACATGATGGCTCCGGGCATGGGCGGCCCCACGCCTCCCCCGATGCCGGTTCCTGTGCCCCCGCCTGCCGCTGGTGGCGGTATGCCTGCCGGTATGCCTATGCCAATGCCTGCCCCGCCTGCCCCCGCCGCGCCCGCTGGTGGACCTCCGATGCCTCGCAAGCGCGGTGGCCGCACCTATCGTTCTTACAAGGACATGGATGCTGGCGCTGGTTCGGGTGAGGGTCGTTTAGAGAAGACTGAAATCCAGAAGGGCAAGTAATTGCTGGCGACGATAAAGTAGTCAGCGACCGGACGGTAGCGTAACCCCCCTTTACGCTACCGTCCAACCAACCAAGGGGAACCGTCAGGGGGCGGTTAAAAGATGTTAACACAGCAAGCATTCTATCAATACGAACTGACCAAGCAGATTAAAATGGAAATAGACCGCCTTAAAGAGGCATTGGTAAGTCTTCACCAAGTAGAAGGGTTTGACTTTTCTTCCTACAAACACCAAGTAGGAAGAATAGAAGGACTTCGCACGGCATTGGAGCTTTGCGAAGAAGTAAACGCTACGTTAAGTGGCAAAGAAGGGGGTTAATATGCCTTTTATGACTATGGATCACGAAGTTGATCCTGCTGGCGCTTTGGTAAAAGAACTTGGCGACCTTAGCAGCGTTGAAGTATTCAACAATCAAATGCTGGTGGCGGTTTATATCCGCCCTCAGAAAACGAAGAGCGGGATTATCCTGACCAGCCAGACGACCGACGAAGACCGTTTTCAGTCCAAAGTGGGCTTGGTGGTCAAGATGGGGCCGTCTGCTTTTGTTGATAATTCTGGTGAGTGGTTTGGCGATGCAGAGATCAACGAAGGCGACTGGATTGTGTTCCGGCCCTCTGATGGCTGGAGCATTACCGTCAATGGCGTCCTTTGCCGCATGATTGACGATGTTAATGTCAAAGCCCGTGTCGATCAGCCTGACCGTGTGTGGTAATTATGGAGTCTACTATGTCTGACATGGAAGAAACTGTTGAAGTTATCTTGGACGACGCCCCAAAGGTTGAAACCAAGAAAGCCGAAGAACAGGAAATTGAGGTTGTTGAAGCCCCTAAAAAGGGCAAGGACGTTGATTCGGCCCTTAAAGAGCTAAATGCGCGTCTAGAACAAGAGCGTCTGGCCCGCGAACAAGCCGAAGAGCGCGCCCGCGTGTCTGACCAGAAGGCTCAGATGGCATATGGTGAGGTGTCTGACACCAATATGCACCTTGTTGCCAGCGCAATTGATAGCGTAAAGCGCGATCAGGAAATTCTGAAGTCGCACTTGCGCGATTCGATGGCAATTGGTGATTTTGACAAGGCGGCTGACATCCAGTCGGCCATGCAAGTCAACTTCAACAAGTTGAGCCAGTTGGAAACCGGCTATGAGGAAATGCGGAACACTCCGCGTCAGCCTGTAGCGCCCCAGCCGCGCGAAATGAACGTCGATACCCTGATTAATCAAGTTACGCCCCGTTCTGCGGAGTGGCTGCGAACAAACCGTGAACACTTGCCTGATTCGCGTTCAATTCGTGTGATGGCTCGCGCCCATGAGGATGCGGTTGATTACGGTCTGGTTCCCGAATCAGATGCTTACTTCAAGTTTGTGGAAAACCGTCTTGGCATTGGTGAGTCCAAGCGCGCCATCCCCGGTCTTGATGATGCAACTGACTACGCTGCCAAGCCCACCCAGAAGCGTTCATCGCCGCCATCGGCTCCGGTGTCCCGCTCTGGCACTAGCACCAATCGCTCTGGCGTTGTGACACTGACTGCGGCTGAAGTTGAAGCTGCCAAGATCAGTGGCATTACTCCGCAAGAGTATTACCGCAATAAAATGAAGGGCGACACACGCCACTAGGAGGAATGAATGGATATTGTATCCGAAAATCCGGCCCGTCGCCGTGGCCGTCCCCCAAAAGCACCGATTGTCCGTGCTGAAGTTGAAGAGGAACAGGTAGTTATGGAAACCCGTGATGCTGACCGCCCCACCATGCGCCCCGCGCTGCGTGAGGAAGACCCCCGCGCCGCCGCAGCACGCCGTGCCGCAGAAATTCGCGGGCATTTGGGCGAAATGGATGAGGGGACGGATGAATTTCGCGCCCCCAAGGCCCCGGATGGCTGGGAGTATGAGTGGAAGCGCAAGACTGTGCTGGGTCAGGAAGACCCCGCATATCAGGTGCATCTTGCTCGCATGGGCTGGGAAGCAGTTCCCACAACCCGCCACCCAGAAATGATGCCGGGCATGGGTAATTACCCAACCATTGAGCGCAAGGGTCAAACTTTGATGATGCGCCCTGCGGTTATTTCTGATGAAGCCCGACAAATTGAATATAGGAAGGCTAAAAATCAGGTAAAGCAGAAGGAAGCGCAGCTTAATGCGACCCCTGAAGGCACTTTGACCCGTGACGATGCTCGCGTTCGGCCTGTAATTAATAAGGCTTACGAAGCAATTCCGGTTCCCAAAGACTAAAATTGCAATTTATTGCAATAAAAAAGAGGGTCATCTATGGGTGGCCCTTTACTTATTTAGAAATTAAAGTATTATTTTAATCAGAATCCTATTGGACTCCACCTTCCCCGGCGTGAAGGTTAAACTTTCCCCGGTTCCTAACTGCCCCGGCGTGCGGTGAAGGACCTCCCTGTAAGAAGGAAAATTCCAATGGCGAATACTGATGCGCCCTTTGGTTTCCGTCAGTACAGCGGCACTGGTTCTGCCCCTACCTATGAGCAGATCGCCGTTCGTATTGTCTATAATGCCACGAACATCTTCTTTGGCGACCCCGTTGCTCCCGACGCCAACGGCTACGTTGTGCGCGCTTCTTCCAACTCCGTTCAGATCGCTGGCATCTTCGTTGGTTGCCAATATCTGTCGGTTGCCCAGAAGCGTACCGTCTGGTCGAACTACTGGCCCGGTTCTGACGTTGCTTCTGGCAACGTGGTGATCGGCTATATCGTCAATGATCCGAATGCCAAGTGGGTTGCTCAATCTGATGCAACCGGCGTTGCCACCACCGACATCAATGCCAACATTGGCTTTGCCATCGGCACGGGTAACACCGCAAACGGTATTTCTGGTGCGTATCTTGATACGAGCACCATCAATACCACCAACACGCTTCCCTTCCGCATTATCAGCCTGATCGACTTCCCACCGGGATCGCAGGGCACCAACAGCAACGGGCAGGCTTATGATTGGGTAGTCGTTGCGTTCAACAACGTCTCCACCAAGCAGCTTACCGGCATCTAAGGAGTAAGGACCAATGGCTGTTAATCTTTCGGCTATCAAAGACCTTCTCCTCCCCGGCCTCCGGGGCGTTGAAGGTAAGTATGAGCAAATCCCGTCGCAGTACGACAAAATCTTCACCAAGCATGAGTCGAAGATGGCTCTGGAGCGCACCGCTGAGATGCGTTTCCTTGGCTTGGCCCAGCTTAAGACCGAAGGCGGCCAGACTGCCTTTGATAACAACGCTGGCGAACGCTACGTCTACAATCAGGAGCATACGGAAATTGCCCTTGGGTATGCGATTACCCGCAAGGCGATTGACGACAACCTGTACAAGACGCAGTTTGCTCCGTCGAACCTTGGCCTCATTGAGTCCTTCCAGCAGACGAAGGA